ATCATGCTTCTACGATTGTCCTATCAGTTGCAAGACGAGGTCTTTAGAATGATGCCTCCATCAAGGGTAGGTAATACTTATTGCAAGTATATACCAACGTGGGCTAGTAAGATAAACTTCCAAGACTTCAGAGAGAAGTTGGGTAGGTTTATATATAACGATAGCACTACTCTTGATAAGCATCACAACAAAGAGCTGAGGCATGACAAGTATGCAGGTACTCGCTACAGGTGGGTAAACATCAATAACTTCAGTACAGCTAGTGGGAGACCAACAGTTGAATTTCGTAATCATGGAGCTTCAACGAGCTATGATAAGATACGTAACTGGACGTTGATATGTATGTCTATTGTACGTTATGCAGAAGCTAATCAGAAGAGAATCTATAATAATGTGGAATCAATCACATTAAAAGACGTTCTAATTGATGGCTTAGGTGATAACATAGCCTCACAAGTATATACGTACTATGAGGATAGGGTTGAAAGTTTCAAGCACCATTATAAAGAAGGTGGAAGCAAAGACAACCATTTACCATCTCATGTAATAGCTAGAGGTGATGAAATAACTTAATATATAGGGTAGGAGAATTGAGTGGACTCCTTTAATGCCGTGATTCAAGTCGAGCCTGACAAACCACATGTGCGCCCTTATATTATTAACTAACTAACTAAAATAAAGATGAATATACAAGGTGTAGAAGTAACTGATGAAGACGCTATGGAGATAGTGCAAGACGGAAAGGTAGCTATGTTATACTTTCATACAATCAAGATGGATAACCTAACAGAGGAACAAGATGGACATATCTTTTCAATGATGGGTTATTTGGCATTCCTTGAGGCTGTAATTGAAGAGGTAAGACAGAACAAGAAAATAAAAGACCTTATGAAGTCATGAACGCAGAACAAGAGATACAGAACCTTATAGATAATATGGCTAACAATGTAGAGAATACAGGCTCAGCCAAGCTATCTGTATGTGACGAAAGAAACTGGGATAAAGACCTATGGAATTATCGTCACCAAATCATGAATGCACTAAGAGGTAGAGGGTACGTAGTAAACTCGTCTACTAATTATGAAGTATTAGACATAGTAGTAACAAAGAAACTTGAATTAAAGTAATATGGCTGGACAAGAAAACGAAGAGAACTTCAGGAAAGTAATTGAAGGAGGTAGAGATGCTGTTAAATATTTCTACGGAGAAGATAGACCTAACCTTACTGAAGAGGATAACCTTCAAATAAAAGCAATAGTAAACCATTTAAGTGTCCTTGACTCCATACTTAGAGAGGTAACAGAAAACTTAAAACATAAAGAGTAATGGGATACATGAAAGAACTTGCTATACAGCAACAAGAGCAACAATTAATTGAACTACATGAACAGTACCATATAGAATCACTAATTTTGCACGCAGAAGCAAACCAGAGAGCAGAAGATTTAATGCACCAGGAATTGCTATTAGACGAACAGATTAAACAAGACATATATGAAAACAAAAACTAAAGAAAAGAAAGAGGTTAAAGCTGTAACCAAAAACAATGAAGAGTTGATGTTTGGTACTAAAGGTACTAAGTGCTCTTGGTATACAGCCAAAGGAAGGAGGATACATGCAACCACTGCAACTTTGCAGTACGCATTAAACGGTAGAAAAGTTTTATATTAAGATGACTAGACAAGAATTTTTAGCTAGCGGGAAGTTAGACTTCACTGTTAGTAAACTAAAGATGTATACACAAACAGATATAACTGATTATAATGAAACGCCATTCTTTGCTACAGTAAATGACATTACAGGCGAGGCGTTAGGTCCAGTACGTAGTGCATACACTGTTAAACAGAACAGCGAGCTGTTAGATGTAGTACTAAACAAGATAGGTGAAGGTAAGTATGACCTTGATGAATCTAAGTGTGGTGTATTTAACCACGGTAGAAAGGTATACTTCTTTATCAAGACTACACATCAGTCTGACTGGGGTCAGGAGAAAGCAGACACTTATGTGTATGCGTTATCATCACACGATGGTAGTCAGAAGTTAGTGTTCGGAGTATGTAATCAAATACACAGTTGCTCTAACATGTTTGGTACTCTAATGAATGATAAGGATAAGAACCATATCGTTAAGCATACTAAGTCTATATCTGATATAGAAGGTAGTAACACATTAGATGAGATGATTAAGAACAACATCACGGGTATAGCCAATCTTATGAAGACTATGCAAAGACATTCTATAGACATATCACTTCAAGGTGAGTTAGTTAGTGGCGTGATGGATTTAGTAGCAAACTCTAAGAACAAGAGAAAGACAGCCATATACCACGAGAGAAGAGGATTAGTAGAGGAATGTGTATTGACTGAGTTCAATGAGAAAGGCGACACCTATTACGGGTTGTTTAATGGCATAACTAACTATCTAACTCACCATACTGGTTCAGAAGATAGCGTTATGGACAATATTGCTGGTAATTCTAGTGACATATCTAAGAATGCTGTACAACTAATCATAAAGCACATGAAGGAGAATCAATGTCTCAACTAAGTGGAGCTATAGATAACGTCCTATGTAAGTACGAAGACATGGACATAGAAATATCATTACTATCCTTCCTGATGCTTGATTACCATGTCTCAACAAATGAGCACAAGTATGGTCATCAAGCATTGAAGGAGGTATATGGTTACAGTACGGAACAGTTAGAAGTCTGCTACGCAGAGTTAGTATACTACGGGTATATAAAACTAAACTTTGAATTCATATCCTTTAATGATAAGGCTAATGATTTGTTCAAGAAGGTAGCAAGGCGAATGACTACGGATGAGCGTAAACTATTAGACGCTAACTTTGAAATCTTCTGGAAATCCTATCCTATCAAGGTAGGTAAGAAGAGAGCTAAGTTTGAGTGGATGAAGCTACGCCCAAGTAAAGAGATTACCGATAAAATTATGTCAGCTATCGTTGTACAGAAGAAGTTCAAGGCTGACGCAGACAGGATGAAGCAATTCGTCCCTGAGTTTCAGCACGCTGAACGATGGATTAAACATGAACGGTATGATGATGAGTATGTAACAGGTAAGAACTTCATTAAGATGAACACTAAACTGAATAGAGATGAACGATGACATAGAGTTAATACTGTTAAGTAAACTTATAAACAAAAAGGCTGACTACTACGAGTATAGCGAGCAGTTATCTGCATCACTATTTACTACACAAGCATATAAATCTATATATGAATGGTTAGATGGTGAGTATCAGGCTGGGCGTAAGTTTGATATTCTTAAGGCTACAAGCGAGATTAAAGGTGATAGCTCAATTAGCTACCATATAGCTCAGTGCCTAGATAGCGGTATTAGTTATATGCATAACACCATCACATGTATTGAACATCTTAGGAATAGTCACAAGAGGGTAGTACTCAAGTCTATATGCCAAGATGTTATGCGTAATATCAGTGACTCAGATGTCAATGAAGAGATAGAAAAGATTGAGAAATCTTTAATAGATATAAATAAGAATGAGCAAGGTTCTATTGTAGATATTAAAGAACATCTCAAGGCTACTATAGCAGTCATAGAAAAGAATTCACTATCATCTGGAATCAGCGGTATTACTTCAGGATTTGAATCTATAGATAGGTTCACTGGAGGGTGGCAACCACAAGACCTTATAATAGTCGGTGGTGCATCATCTATGGGTAAGACTTCCTTCGCATTAGCCTTGGCAGCAAACGCTGCTAGGAGTGGTCATAACAGCGTTGTATTCTCTTACGAGATGTCAGTTACACAGTTAATGTCCCGTATTTTAAGTTCAGAGACAAGTATTGACAATAGATACCTTATAAAGGGTACTCTAACTAATGACGAGTGGAGTAAAATCCACAGTGCCACAGGAGTAATTGAAAAGCTTCCGCTGTATATAGATGAATGTAAAAGCACCAGCTTGCGTTATTTGCTTAATAAGATTAGGCAGTATGTAATTACTAGGGGCGTTAAACTTGTGATGATAGATTACTTGCAACTTGTGAGCAATATGCTTAAAGGCAGAAGCAGGGAACAAGAAGTATCTGTCATCGCAAGGTCCTTAAAGAATATTGCGAAAGAACTTGACATAACAGTTATAGCTCTATCACAATTATCAAGGGGAGTTGAGCGAAATGAAGGTTGCAGACCTATGTTATCTAATCTAAGAGAATCAGGTGAGATAGAGCAGGCTGCTGACGCAGTAGTGTTTGTATACAGACCAGAGTATTACGGGTTTGATGGCGATGCTAATGGTAACAGCACTGAAGGTCGAGCAGAGATTATATTCGCTAAAGGTAGGAACATAGGTGTAGGTAGTAAATGGTTGAAATGGATTAATTATCTAACCAAGTTCGAAGAGCTTGAGGATTATAATTCAGAGAATCCCTTTGTTAATAACATTTAATTTATTATCTTTGTAGGACTATGAAAAACTCTGAAGACGTTATAGACAGGATAAGCAAGGACTTACCATTCAGTAAGCTTAAAATCAGGGAGGTTGTTAATAAGACCTTCTCTGAAGTTAAAGAACGGATGGCTAAGGGAGATAAGGTTATGTTACGAGGCTTTATGAAGTTTGTCTGCGCGTCAGACAAGAAGACTAAAGTGTATAGTGCTAACGATTATGAACAGTTAAAATCAAAAAGCAAGTGAAACCAAACATCATTGTAGTAGGTAAGAGTGGCTCTGGTAAGTCCACATCTTTAAGAGGATTAAACCCTCACACTACGGCTGTATTAAATACAGAGAGAAAACAATTACCATTTAAGGGAGCTAAGGATTTCAAGAACATGCCTATACCCGACCTTAACACATTCAATACAGCCTTCAAGAAAGCAGTAGAGTCTCCAGATATTGATACTATCGTGATAGAATCATTCACCTCATTAATTGAGATGATATATAGAGAAGCTGATGTAAGATTTAAAGGCTTTGACGTATGGTCATTCTATAATAAAGAGATAGACCGTATACTAAACATGAGCAAGAATACAGACAAGTACATTGTATACTTAGCTATTGATGGAGCTTATGACGGGGAAGACGGAGTACAAGAAAGATTTGTAGCTGTTGACGGTAATAGGTGGAAGAAAAGAGTTGAGAAAGAATTTGTATTGTAAGATAGCGTTATGGACAATATTGCTGTATCGTACAAGCCTGACAAACAAGCTTTTGGAGTTTGTTCTTACTTAGCACTGAGATTGGGGCCTACGACCTGCATTTGGGTAAGTTGGGGATTGATGGTGATAACTATAGTCTTGATGTGGCTAGAGATAGGCTTTTCAGTGCTCTTAATTCCTTATTTGATAAGGCAAGAGGATT